GTAGGTCCAGTAACTAGTGAGTCAGCACCAGTTGGGCCAAGGGTTCCAGTTGGGCCAGTTACAAAGCTGTCGGCTCCAGTTGGGCCAGTAGGTCCAGTAACTAGTGAGTCAGCACCAGTTGGGCCAGTTACAAAGCTGTCGGCTCCAGTTGGGCCAGTAACGGCACTATCGGCTCCAGTCGGACCAATAGGACCAGTTGGGCCAGTTACAGTGCTATCAGCCCCTGTAGGGCCCCCAGGGCCAGTAACTCCTTCTGCGCCTTGTGGGCCTGACGCAGAGACAGAAAGAATATGCCGCGGGTAGCGCCCCGCGGAGACAGCGGTCACCTCGTACTGAGACATTATCTGGTTACCTCGGACCTAACTGCAAAGTTACCTTGAAGGATCTTATAAACAAATATGTCACCTGATGGGGCCACAAGCTCGAGGTCATAAGTGTACATACCTTCCTCGATTGTGGTCATTACATCATCAGAAATATAGATAGAGACGCTACCATCTGTCTCTCCTAGCTCTATGCCGTCATTTTCTGTAGTAAGGTTCAACAGCACTACAGGGCTCTCAGCAGATGTTCTAACTTGCATTCTTGCAGAGTACCCGCGAAGGATTATCGGCTTATTCGCAGGATCCTTGTAGTAAACTACGCGTGAAAAAGTTGAGCCTTGGTCGGCTATAATGTTGTAAAGACCTGCGGGTGAGCTCAATTAGACTCTTTTCAGCGGTATGATTGGCAGAGTTATCTCAATTGTACCGCAGATAGTGGACCACTACACGAGGAGCTATACTGGACCCATGAGTAGTATTCTAGAAAGTACAGAGTTAAACAATCTGGATGCAGAAGAGTCGGGTCCTGAATTCGCTCACTATGCTGAAGCAGCTTCTGTGACCGAAGGATATATCATGGGTAGGCCCGTAATGGCCATCTGTGGGAAGCTATTTGTACCGTCTAGAGACCCAAATAAATTCCCTATCTGCTCAATTTGCAAAAACATTGCGGAAGCACTACTCTTAGATATATAATAAAAATCAACCACTAGATGTTGACTTATACTGGTTATCCAACCGGTCCTGGCGTCTGCATTTTTGCAACAAAAAACGCCAGGATTTGTCATCTCTTGCCATCTGAAAGGTATCAAACATGGTTACTGTATACACACTGCCTTCATGCGTCCAATGCGACAGCACCAAGAGAGTTTTGACTAGGAACGGTATTGAGTTTGAAACAATCGACCTAAGTACGGATGAAGCTGCCATGGCGCTCGTAAAAGAGCTTGGCTACAGTGCTGCACCTATTGTTGTTGTAGGTGACGACCACTGGAGTGGGTTTCGCATGGATAAAATTTCTGCACTTGTGTAATTATGTACGACATAGTATATTTTTCTAACGTATCTAATAATACGCACAGGTTTATGGAAAAGTTAGGCCTTCCAGCTCAGCGGATACCAGTCCGATGGGATGGTGAAGAGCCTTTCATGGCTTACGGAGAGTACGTTTTGTTTCTCCCCACTTATGGTGGAGGAAATGACGAGCACACTGTGCCAAAACAGGTCAAGAGTTTTTTGAACATCAAAACCAATAGAGACTTGCTTCGCGGTGTTGTCGGACTCGGCAATACTAATTTTGGTGACCACTTTTGCGGTGCAGCCGAGATGATTTCAGCAAAAACTGGTGTACCTTTGCTGTATCGCGTAGAAATAATGGGTACACCGTATGACGTAGAACAAGTAAACGAGAGGTTAAAACAACTGTGGACAACTACAGCTATCACGAATTAAATGCAATGCTCAACCTGTACGGCCCTGATGGGGAGATTCAGTTTGACAAAGACAAGGCAGCAGCTCGCGCTTACTTCCTAGACAACATCAACCAGAACACCGTGTTCTTCCATTCGCTGGAGGAGAAGCTCGACTACTTAGTTGAGAATGACTACTATGACCTTGGACTCTTAGATAAGTACTCAAAAGAAGAAGTAAAGGACCTGTTTAAGCAGGCATACGCCTACAAATTCCGTTTTGAATCGTTCCTCGGTGCCTACAAGTTTTACACTCAGTATGCGCTGAAAACCTTTGACGGCGAACGCTACCTAGAGCGCTTCGAAGACCGCGTTGTAATGAACGCCCTTATGCTAGGGCAAGGCGATGCCGAGCTAGCTAAAAATTTGATCGAGGAAATTATCTCTGGGCGCTTCCAGCCAGCAACTCCCACTTTTTTAAACGCAGGCAAAGCCCAGCGTGGAGAGTACGTTTCTTGCTTCCTATTGCGCATCGAAGACAACATGGAGTCTATTGCTCGTGCCGTTAACTCCTCTTTGCAGCTATCAAAGCGTGGCGGTGGTGTTGCCCTAAACCTCTCTAACCTCCGGGAGCAGGGGGCTCCAATCAAGAAGATCCAAAATCAGTCTTCTGGAATTATCCCAGTAATGAAGATGCTTGAAGATGCATTCTCGTATGCAAACCAGCTCGGTGCTCGTCAGGGCGCTGGTGCGGTCTACCTAAACGCTCATCACCCAGATATTATGAGGTTCCTAGACACCAAGAAGGAAAACGCCGATGAGAAGACTCGCATTAAGACTCTATCGATCGGTGTGGTTATTCCAGACATCACGCTTGAACTAGCTAAAAATGGCGATGATATGTACCTATTCTCACCTTATGACGCTGAGCGCATCTACGGAGTGCCGTTTGGGGATATCTCAGTAACTGAGAAGTATCAAGAAATGGTAGACAATGCGGAGATCAAGAAAACTAAGATCTCAGCTCGTGAATTATTTCAGCGTATCGCAGAGCTTCAGTTTGAGTCTGGATACCCATACATCATGTATGAAGACACCGTAAATGATGCCAACCCTGTAGAGGGCCGCATCAATATGTCTAACCTCTGCTCTGAGATTCTGCAGGTGAACACACCTACTACCTATAACAATGACTTGAGTTACGACCAGATTGGTAAGGATATTTCTTGCAACCTGGGCTCTCTAAACATTGCTAAGGCAATGATGTCACCTGACTTCGAGAAGACCGTTAGAACCGCCATCAAGGCCCTAACAGCAGTGGCTGACATGAGCTACATTGACTCAGTGATGTCCATTGCCGAAGGTAACAAAAAATCTCGTGCAATTGGACTTGGCCAGATGAACCTTCACGGTTACTTTGGTAAGGAAAGTATGCACTACGGCGACGATGAGTCAATTGACTTTACTAGCGTCTACTTTATGACCATTCTATACAACGCTCTAAAAGCGTCCAACGAAATGGCCAAAGAGACCAAGGATCCTTTTGATAACTTCGAAAACTCTAGCTATGCAAGTGGTGAGTTCTTTAGCAAGTACATTGGAGGCGACTGGGGCCCTAAAACTGACAAGGTTAAAGGAATCTTCGACACTGCTGGAATTAAGATTCCAGGAGACTTTGAGTGGACTGAACTCCGCGCTTCGGTAATGGAGCACGGTATCTACAACCAGAACCTTCAGGCTGTTCCGCCAACCGGATCGATTTCCTACATCAACAACTCAACAAGCTCGATTCACCCGATTGCGGCAAAGATTGAAATCCGTAAGGAAGGAAAGCTTGGACGTGTCTACTATCCAGCTCCGTTCCTGACTAACGATAACATGGAGTACTTCACTGACGCCTACGAGATTGGTCCTGAAAAGGTTATCGATGTCTACGCAGCAGCGACTGCCCACGTTGATCAAGGGCTGTCACTAACATTGTTCTTCAAAGACACCGCAACTACTAGGGATGTCAACAGAGCTCAGATTTACGCATGGAAAAAAGGCATCAAAACTATTTACTATATCCGCATCCGCCAAATGGCCCTCGACGGTACTGACGTCGAAGGCTGTGTCAGCTGCATGCTCTAACAGAGAAAGAAAACACTATGAAAACTAAACTAGTCACTAGGCCAATCAACTGGAATAAGGTTGAAGATGTCATTGATCTGGACGTCTGGAACAGGCTTACCCAGAACTTCTGGCTGCCTGAAAAGATAGCTATCTCAAATGACATCCAGTCATGGGGCACGCTAACTCCAGAAGAAAAACAATTAACCATGAGAGTGTTCACTGGTCTAACCATGCTTGACACTATTCAGGGAACTATCGGCTCGATGAGCATTATGCCGGACGCCAGAACTCAGCACGAGGAGGCGGTTATCACCAACATTGCTTTTATGGAGTCAGTACACGCCAAGAGCTACTCGAGCGTATTTTCAACGTTGTGCTCGACTGCGGACATTGACGATGCCTTCCGCTGGTCAGAGGATAACCCCTATCTTCAGAAAAAGGCAGATATCATCCTTGGCTACTACAACGGTGATGACCCGCTAAAGCGCAAGGTAGCTTCCACTCTGCTGGAGAGCTTCTTGTTCTACTCTGGTTTCTACTTGCCGATGTACTGGTCCTCCAGAGCAAAGCTAACCAACACCGCAGACCTAATTCGCCTAATCATTCGCGATGAGGCTGTACACGGCTACTACATTGGCTACAAGTATCAGCTTGGGCTAGCAGAGCAATCTGCCGAGCGTCAGGAAGAGCTAAAGGCCTACACTTACGATCTTCTCATGGAACTGTATGAGAACGAGATTAAGTACACTGCAGACCTGTATGACTCCAAAGGACTAACCGAGGATGTCAAGAAGTTCTTGCACTACAACGCAAACAAGGCCCTTATGAACTTGGGCTACGAAGCGTTGTTTCCTAAGGAAGTCTGTGATGTAAATCCAGCTATCCTCTCAGCTCTTAGCCCAAACGCTAACGAAAACCACGACTTCTTCTCTGGCTCGGGTTCTTCCTACGTGATTGCTAAGAATGAGGCTACAGAAGACAGCGACTGGGACTTCTAAGGAGGCGAAAATGGGTTGCGACTGCGAAGGCTGCGGATGCGGTACAAGTAAGTAAAAAGATAGGCCACCCTCCGGGGTGGCTTTTCTTTTGTATACTGTACCCATGCCTACTTATTCCTATACCTGTGAGAATGGACACGAGTATGAGGAAGTCCGTGGGATTTCTGAAGATCAGCAAGTTTTCACTTGCGTTACCCCCCTGTGTGGCACTAGACTAAAGCGTAAGTTCACTGCTCCGACGATCACTTTTAGCGGGCCAGGATTCAACACAACGCGAGGGTAACCACCATGGGAGACAAACAATACTTAAGAATACAAGTACCAGAGTTTATCTCCGAGGGTACTGCTTCTTGCGCTTCTGAATCTGTGGACCCTGAATTGTTTTTCCCCGTGGATGTTGAAGATCGTACTGGAAAAGTAACCTCGTCTTACAAGAACTTAAGGGCCGCTAAAGAAGTGTGCAACAAGTGCCCACTTAGTCTCAAGTGTTTAGAGTATGCCATAACAAGCTATGACTCGGGTATTTGGGGGGGCACCACTGAGGAGCAGCGCACTAATATTAGGCGCAAGGTCGGTAGAGATAGGTCTAGAATACAGCTTAAGCGCTAGATGGTAGAATAGAAGTTGCCTGGGAGAGAGGCGTCTATATTCGCAATCTATCTAAGGGAGTCTCATGGGAATCTTCGCAGAAGTATTTCGTAGAACCGTAGCTCTAATTATTCTCCGTGTAAGTGGAGTCTTTGCTGGAGGCTCTCTTGCTGGAGTAGAACTCTGGCAAGCAGGTGCAATGGCAGCATTTATCGGCCTCATGGACGTAGCAGAGAATCTATCTCGTGCGTATATGACTGATGGCGTGCTTGACATGCAGGAGATCAACTCGGCTTTTGGCTCACAGTCGGCCGAGGATGCAGATCCGTATCTAGCAAAAAGAGACTAACAAATAAAAAAATAACAGCTCCTACTGGACAAATGCTCCGGTAGGGGCTATTATTTTGTCATGGATACTTTTGAAATTTGGCTAGAACACGGAATTAAGATGGGCTGGTGCGGTCCTGCTATATGTGACACTCATGACGGGACCCCCATGTCAGAAACAGAAATGGAAGAATTTGAAGATGGTGGTGACCCCTGCCTCCACGTAATTCGTCTCTATGAAGATACCGATCAAAAGAAGTCCATTGAGGAAACCCACTCGCCTTCTGTCTGGCGGGCAACAAACCGTGGAATAGATGTATAGTTAGTATCAACAACCCTCTCTAACTCAATTGGCAGAGTGGTTGACCGTTTACGGTTAACTGGTTCGTGGTTCAAGTCCACGGAGAGGGACGTCATCGATTTAAATAAATTCGTGTAGTATTTTAAGCATGAAGCATGAGATATTTGGCGATTTAGCCCCCATAGGCACACAGTACTCTGACGGGCTGTACGTCACATTTAAGGACAGCGATGTGCACGCTGTATACGCGAGTGTAGGTGACGTACCCCCTAGCTCTTTGAGCAATCCGACAGTGATATCTGACATAAAAAACTGCGCCCTCATACCGATCGTTCTGCAGTATGGGCACATGTTTGAAGAGTACCTAAGCGGCATCCTTTCCATGCATGAAGCGGCTACTCTTAGTTCTCAGGTAATTACCTTTATAGTTCCCCCAAAGGCAAGAGAGATCAGCGAGTACGAATTTTTTCTAAAACATTTAGAAGCATACGGTGTAAATTTTATCTACTGTAGTGCAGCTGAAGAATTCTCGACATTTAGATTTAGCAACCTACGCCTAGTTGAAGCCGTTGATCGGAATGCGCACACTATGAGTCTAGTGAGAGACTTTTGCTTATATGTTTCCGATAAATTAGTCGATAGATCAGACGTGGCCGGATGCTCGTACTTGAGTAGGCAGAGTGGGGTAGACTCTCAAGATCTTGACGACGGAGAACTCGAGTGGCTGGCCAACAACAGACACTTAAAATACACAGCTACTCAATCTAGAGTTAACGAAGAATCTACTCTAATCAATTACTTTCTCGCAAAGGGGGACACCGAAATCCGTCTCTCTGAGGATTTTGCCTCTTTTGAGGACCAAGTAAGGTTCTTCTCCTCGCTGAAAACCTTAATATCTCCTTCTGGAAGCGGGCTATTCAATCTCTTCTTCATGAAACCAGGATCCGCTATCATAGAGCTAGCTACACCCTTGGGCACGCACTTCGGAAATGGCAACTACAGTAGTGCGTACCATCTCCAATACCCGCTTTACTCTTTTATATCGGGGCTCAACTACATAGGACTGCCTCATTCTAGGGAACCTAGGGAAATTATAAATAAGCTAGAACTGCTGCACGAATCGATACTCTAATGAGTACGCCTCTATCCGTATACACAGGAGGAACTTTTGACCTTTTCCATTGGGGCCATGCAAGGTTTTTAGAGCAATGCTCTCGCTTGGGTGATGTCTGTGTTTCATTAAATACAGATGAGTTTATCCAATTCTACAAAGGTAGTAATCCTGTAATGTCGTATCAAGAAAGATTGACTACCCTAGAGTCCTGCAAGTGGGTCACCAGTGTTATTCAGAACTTTGGCGGTGCCGATAGCAAGATCGCTATTGAGTCGACAATGCCGGACATTATTGCAGTGGGCTCCGACTGGGAAGGCAGAGACTACTACTCGCAGATGGGATTTACTCAAAACTGGTTAGATGCCAGGGGTATATCTTTGGTCTACTTACCTTACACAATTGGTATAAGCAGCACCGACATAAAAAACCGTCTAAAGTCCTAAAGCTTGCGTAGTTATATCTAGTATGCTACCCTAAACGTATGACTAATAAATTAGTAGCTATATCTGCAGGATTCGCGGCAATAGTTGCCGCTGTAATCGCTGTTCCCTCTGGCGCTATGCCAGTCAAGGCAGAGACTATCTTCACAACTATGGATGTCCAATCTGGCCCGACTTGGGGCCTCGATCGTGTAGACGGTATCATGGATGGCCAGTACTCCTACGGCGGCACTGGAGCCGGCATACGTATATACATTGTAGATACCGGAGTGGACTCAAACCATCCCGACCTAAGCGGACGTGTAATTGATGGATTTGACGCATTCGGCGAGAACTTAGATCAGGTTGATTGTCAGGGACATGGAACTCACGTTGCGGCTGTTGCGGCTGGGACTTACTTTGGCGTGGCTAAATCTGCAACCATTGTGCCAGTAAGAGTCTTAGATTGTTCCGGAGTGGGCAACACAGACTCACTTCGAGCCGGACTAGCGTGGATAATCAGCAATCACCCCGTTGGAACTGCAGGTGTAGTTAACATGAGCCTTGGGGGTGCCAAGGATGATATTGTAAATGCGATAACTGAATCAGTTATTAAAGTAGGGCTAACCGTAGTAAGTGCTGCCGGAAATTCTGCTGCTAATGCGTGCAACTACTCCCCTGCTTCTGCTGCTGGGGTACTTGCAGTTGGTGCTATAGACATGAACGACACTAGGGCATCTTTCTCCAACTATGGATCTTGTGTAGACGTATATGCCCCCGGTGTGCGAATCAATTCTGCTAATACTTTTAACTACAACATGGCCAAGGCCAGAAGCGGGACTTCTCAGGCTTCTCCTTTTCTAGCGGGAGCTATGGCAGCAGCTATGTCGGCAGGAGTGTTCTCTACCCCTTCTGCATCTAACGGGATCCTACAGGTAATACAGCCAACACTAGAGCCCGAACCTGTTACACCAGAAGTCCCTACGGAGGAGCCTGAACCCGAAACACCGGTACAAAGTAGCCCTGCTCTTGCAGAGCCTGAACTAGCAGCTGAGCCTCCAGTGGGTCTTTCGCCTAGCCCCGAACCAGAACCAACTCCTACTCCTACACCAGAACCAGAACCAGAACCAGAACCAGAACCAGAACCAGAACCAGAACCAGAACCAGAACCAGAACCAGAACCAGAACCAGAACCTCTAGAGTTTCCCGTTATGGTTACCCAAGAAGGTCCTGGCTCGTACTTTGCCACTCTGGAGTGGGAACCGTTAGACGAAGCCAGTGGCTACAGAATCTACAAAACTGGGTCTATTAGACCAAGTTGGCGTCTATTCTGGGTCACGGGCATAGAGAACATAAGCAGGACTGTCTCGGACAAACCAGGAGCAATAGCCATCTATCGAGTCATGGCCTTAGTGGGTTCAAGAGAGATAGAAGTGGGCTCTTTTGACTATCACCCTGCACCTTAAGGTACTAAATATAGCATACTGAACACCGCTATTTTGCTGGTTAATGTACAAAAGGTAGTGTACATAAATGCCATACAACCTTAGGTCTAAGTTTGTATGGAAAACAGGGGATTGACCCCCTATCGAAGAGGAGATACAATTAAAGTATGGAAAACATTCAAACATTAGCTTTAATAGTGCTAGCAGCCGAGTTTGTAATCATCTTGGTGCTCTTCTGGCACCTTGGCCGCGAGTCAGGCGAGTATGAAAAGAAGCACAGAAGCGACGAACGAGATTTGATTATTAGGTTGATCCAATCAACTAGACGCCGCTCCGTGAGCGACGAGACAAATGAATTTAGAGAAGTTCTAGTAGAAAAACTAAAAAACCGTTTGTGAGTTAGAGCCAAATAGGCTATGCTCATACAAGTAAATCAACCCCACTACAGATAGGTGCTAGCGTTGAAGATATTAACAGACTCAGAGGATTGGACGCTCACCAATAACGATAGATGTGACTTCGATTGCACATCCCAGGCTTACGTAAAAGCTGTAGGTAATACGGGCGAGCTACTGTTCTGCTCTCACCACTACAACAAGACTTCAAATGACGCAGATGCGTACGAGAAACTAATGAACTTTGCTTACCAAGTAATAGACGAGCGTGAACGTCTCATTGTGAACAGGCTTCAAGGCTAACCTAATGGCATTAAAGGAACTAGTTCCCGGAGAGCTCTGGGAGTATGAGAACTTTATAACTGATTCAGAGCTTGGGCTCTTGCTCGATAAGGCTAGGTTCGCCAGAGAAGAAGATTGGTTTGCCGAAGACTTACCTGACTATGATAAGCATCATGCTGGAAAAACTTTTGAGTTCCAAGATACTCCTGGGGGAAGCTACCTGTCAAAGGCAATTGACCTTAGAGTTGCTGCCCTGTTCAAAGACGTAGCATACATGAATGAAATAGGTAGTATATGCAGAGCTACATCCCATCTAGAACCTGTAGGGATGCACAGAGATAATGCTGACCAAGACATAGTCGGGGAACATAGAAACACTCATGTGAAGTATGGAGTCCTTATGTACTTAAACGATGACTATATTGGGGGCGAGATATGCTATCCAGAGTTAGGAATAGAGTACAAACCTAAACCAGGTGTCCTGTTGATCCATCACGCTGGCAACTTACATGGTGTCAACCCAGTGACAGAAGGGGTCCGCTTCTCTATGACATCCTTTGTCTATGGCCTAGACGCCCTTATTGTTTAATGTCTCGTGGAAGACAATAATTACGTTGACGCGGACGCCCTTAGTCACATAGTCAACCCCGTGGATAGTGTCATGGCCAGTAAAGAGAACTAGAGTTCCGGCCTTGGGATGTAAGCTAATTTTTAAGTCTGGGAAGTGTAGTTCCCCACCTTCGTAATCGTCGGTGAGAAAAAGCGCGGCTATGTATGGTTTCTGATCTGCAGCGTCGCCGTTAGAGTCTGGCTCCCAGTCGGCATGACCTGCCAGCCAAGCCCCTTCGCGCATCATGTTCCCATAACATCTATGGAGAGTGAACTCTCCCTTGATCTCGTAATTGTCCCTAAAAACTGAGTGAGCATGCTTCACTGCAAGTTTTATCTTGCCTTCGGCATCCCAATCGTAGGTTATAGCATTATCTTCTAAAACTTCGGGGCCGAACAGGCTGAAAGTGCTATACATCTCACGGTCGTCATCTTGCGGAGACAACTGCATAGCTGCCGCTGCTCGGCTGGCCTCCTCCTGTGTGAGAAAGTCTTCAAAGATGAGGTAGTCTTTCGAGATCATGTTGCTAAAGGGATGTGGTCGCGGAAAAAGAATATAAAGTTATAACGTTTCCCCGAAAGAACCTTACGAACTCCATGGAGATTGGCCTCGTTACCTCTAAACATTATCAAGTCGCCTTGCTCTAGCTTTATATCTATGTTGTGATGCTGGAAGTACAGTTCTCCACCTTCATAGTCGCTGTTTAGCATTAAAATACAAGAATAGTGCAGCTCCACCTCGGGTTTACCGTCGTAGTGGTCCCCGTCGTCGTCGTGAGCGTAATTTTCCGCGCCAGTGTCCATAATGTTCCCGTAAAGGCGCTTCATGCCAAAAGTGTACTTCATGTCGTAATTGTCCTGAAAAAACGCTTTAACCTTAGTAAGCATCAATCTCACTGGTTGTAGGAAAGGTAGCTCCTCATTCTCCAAGTCTGTTAGGGGGACTCTTTGTAGTCGATATCCCGGTCTGAATTGGTCTTTCATCGCGTACTCTTCAATCCATTGTGAGTAAGTCTCGCACTGCGAGGGCGTGAGCGCGTTTTTAATGAGCTTGTATGGAAGGTCTGTCATAAGAACATTCTATCATTATTAGATTAGACTATTAGGATGAAGATCATAGGTATCAATGAGACTACACACGATGCTGCAATGGCCGTCATTGAGGACGGTGAGATCCTATTCGCTGGACACGCCGAGCGCTACAGTAAGCAGAAGAACGATTGGTATAACAACGACCTTATTCTGATGGACGCCCTTAAGCACGGATCACCAGACAAGGTCGCCTACTATGAGAAGTCTTGGCTAAAGAAAATTAGGATTGCACGGCACAGTGGGTTCGGGGGTGGACGTCCTTACTACAAAGACACTCTTCTCGGTGGCCTACCAACCATTAACTTCACCCATCACTATTCGCATGCTGCTGCTGGATACTTTACCTCTAGTTTTGTGGACGCCGCTATTGTTGTGCTAGACGCAATTGGAGAGTTTGAGACGTCTACAGTTTGGAAGGGGGAAGGTGAGAAGATAACGCAGGTGAGAAGGGACAAGTACCCCTTCAGCTTTGGACTCTTCTACTCTGCCTTTACGCAGCTAGTTGGGTTGAAGCCAAACGAGGAAGAGTACATCATGATGGGCATGGCTGCCTATGGTGACAAAGATAGATATTACGAGAGAGTACGCAGTTACTTCCCTATCTATTACGCCCAAGAGGGTAACTTTCATAGGGGTATCCAAGACTGGGGAGAAGAAGTAGAGGGCCAAGCAAGATTTGACCTAGCAGCTGCAGTCCAACAGGTTTTTGAGGACCGACTGGTTGAGTACATAACCATGGTTAAACAAACTACTGGCAAGAAAAATCTAGTCTTTATGGGCGGCTGTGCCCTAAACAGTAAGGCCAATACCCTTCTTCACGGCATCTTCAAGAATGTCTGGATCATGCCTAACCCTGGAGATGCGGGGTCAGCACTTGGCGCTGCAGCCGCCCTCTATGGAAAACACCTGAACTGGACTGGACCATACTTGGGTACCAATATCCCTGGGGAGTATCCAGTAAAGAAAATCGTAGACGCCCTTATTAACGACAAAGTAGCGCCAGTAGCTTCAGGTAGGGCTGAGTATGGGCCAAGGGCGTTGGGCAATAGGAGTATTTTGGCCGACCCTAGGGATCCAGACATAAAGAATAAAGTAAATCTAATAAAGAAACGTGAGCTATTTAGACCATTCGCTCCAATTGTTATGGAGGAGTATGCAACCAGGTGGTTCGATATGGACTACTACTCTCCTTATATGCAGTACACACCAAGATGCCTTAAGCCTTGGTTGATCCCTAGCGTGGTGCACGCAGACGGTACTTCTAGGGTTCAGACAGTAAATAAGCGTCAACACCCGGGGCTTTATGAAGTACTAGAGAATTGGCATGCCTACAGCGGTGTGCCAGTTCTATTGAATACAAGTCTCAATATAAAAGGACAGCCTATGCTTAATGATCAAAATGATGTACTAGAATGGGAAGCACACTACAACACTAAAATCATCAGCTAGAGGACTAACAATGACAGAACTTACATTTAGATCAGACATGACCGTGGAGCTAGTCCAGTCAATGGGCGACGATGCTTCGGTAGTAAAAGCTGCTCGTGTCTCTACTGGCGGTAGCACTACTACTCCTGAGAAGGATGCTGGTTTAATTAACTACCTTATGCGTGATCGCCACGGCACCCCTTTTGAGCACAACGCTTTTACGTTCTATGTAGAGGCACCTATCTTTGTGTTCCGCGAGTTTATGCGTCACAGGGTTGCGTCCTACAACGAAGAGTCAGGCCGATACAAAGAGCTTGCTCCAGTGTTTTACATTCCTAGCGAAGATCGTAAGCTAATTCAAGTTGGTAAGCCAGGTGCTTACACTTTTGAAGAGGGAACTTATGACCAGAAAAAGATTGTTCCGGCAGACATCAAGATGGCAGCTAAAGAGTCATACGCTGCTTATCAGCGGATGCTAGAAAAAGGTGTTGCCCGAGAGGTCGCAAGGAGTGTTCTACCAGTTGGACTCTACTCTTCTATGTTCGTTACGATGAACGCCCGTACACTGATGAACTTCCTATCACTTCGAACTATGCGTGAAGGAACAATGTTTCCTTCTTTTCCGCAGAGGGAGATAGAGATGTGTGCCGAAAAGATGGAAGACTTCTTTGCAGAGGTCATGCCAGTTACTTACGCAACGTTCAATAAGAATGGTCGAGTAGCTCCATAAGCAAGCACTATTATAGTCAACCTGCACAGCTAGTACACTGATACCTATGGATATTAAATTTATTGGCGAGACTCAGATTGCTATAGTAGATGACTTAGTTGACGTTACCGTCTGTGACGCTCTCTCTGAAATGTCTAAGTGGTGCAAAGCTCAAGGCTTAGTGTTCAGAGGTGAGCTAGACACTGATGACCACATAGTTGTAGAAGATGGTACGAACTCCCCTCCCCGCGAGGAGGATGACACCTTCTGGCTAGACAAGAATACTCCCATATCGGAGCTCCCGCAGTACTACCAAGACCTTGCTCGAATAGTGTCCGACCGCTCAACTGAAGCTGTGGATGCCTACTTCGCTCTTATCGGGCAGACACTTCCTTACAGGGAGATTAACTTAGACGTTATACACATATTCTTTGCAGGCGAAGAGCTCGAATGGCACATGGACTGCTTTGACTACTCGCTAGTCTTCTACCTAAATGACCGGACAGAGTGGGAGGGTGGAGACCTCTACTATCCCGAATTGGACATAAAGCTGTCACCAGTTAAGAATAGACTGGTAATCCAGCCCTCGCGGATTCCTCACTTGGTCACTAAGATCACTGGGGGCCTTAGGACTACAATGACAACTTTCATCCCCATCGGGGACCCACCGTACCCATCCGACTAAAGGCGTAATTATAATGATGATTCTGTACTATATGGAACGTGCCTACCGCAAGATTAAGTACATCCTCTTTCCGAAGAAGAGGCCAAAGAAGGACTTTATCTACTAATGTATGCTGGCGTAACTACGATAACTCGAGAGACTAGGCATCTACCTATACCCTTTGCGACACTTAACGATGTTCTGACGCTTGTCGAAGTCGACCTCTTGCGTGATTTTGCTCTAAACTTTTCGTCTGACGCTACTGGGGATGACTTCAGTGTGAAGCACGAACTACCTAACCGGCCTACCGAATGGGACCCTCACGGGTTGGTGATGAAGCTGCAGGATCAGTTTAGAGACTACATACAAAGAAACTTCTTCATACTGGGGTCTGTGGAGCCTAGATACTTTACAATCCTCAGGACCGACGAGCTGCAATCATATGTGGACAAGTATAGCTACTTTGAAAATGGTGGATACGTCTTATATACTGCGATCATACCGCTCTCACACCAGGGTACTGACTATACAGGTGGAGATCTTACTTATATGCAAACCGGCGAGGGCGGATCTGGGAAACCAGGGCAGATGCTAGTCCACCGAAACGAGACACTGAACTCTTGGGCGTTAAATAAGGTGGAGTCCGGAATCCGAATAGACTTAGTCCTTGTGCAACACGAAATAGAGAACAGAACAAGCTACACCGAGTTTGAGATGGAACAAACTATAGACGATGGAATGTCTTACTAAATATAGCTCGGAGCATTAGCTGCGTCGTACTGAAAACCTGTCATGCTGTATCTAACTCCGTCAGTAACTGGCGGTACTCCGTGAAGAATATCACTGGAATGCACAACTATCATGCCGGACTCTGCTTCTAGCTCTAGGTCGAGATCCGGATAGTAGAGACTGCCTCCTGAGTAACTACTGCCACTATTTAAATAGCAGATTACCCCATATTTTATCCCTGTATCTCCTTCTTCTCCCTCGAAGGAGTCGGTATGATCTGCTAGATAATCACCGTTGGTCCACCGGTGAACTATGTTCAGTGGCATTCCGATATACGCTCCGGCGAGCCCCCCTAGGGCAGATATGCACGCAAGTATGGCAGTGTCTGCAAACTCATTGAGTTCGTTGTAGTGCCGCACGTTCGCGTCCCCTTTAAGTGTATTGAGGTAGACATTTCGTGCATCCCATCTAGTTACGGGGGTGCCGTCACTCGTTAGAGTCCCTATCTTGGTCAGCCCACTGTCGATTAAGAGCTCCGTATAGCCGGTAAGGGCTTTGCATAGCCCATCAGGTATTGCATTCCGGGCTATAGCAATATCAGCACCAGGCACTTTGATTATCTCCATGGGAAGAGCCTACTTTACTTTTTAACTAGTGTTGCGGGAGATGCGTTAGAGTTGTTGGTACATAGACGAAAGACTACCCTTGAGCGAGCTGGACGCCCCTATTACTAAAGCAATTCTGTACGCACGCGTATCTACAATGATACAAGTAGAGGATGGTGTGTCGCTGGATGTGCAAGAGAGAACCCTTGTGCAGGCTAGGGAGATGTACGGATTCTCCGAAGGTGAGTTGGTCCGCGAAGAGGGCCGCTCCGGTAAGAACGTTACCGGCAGGCCCAAACTAATAGACGCCCTTAAGCGTCTAGACCGTGGCGAGGCAGACGCCCTTATTGTGACCAGGATAGATAGACTGGCCAGGAGTACAAAGGACTTCTTGGACATAGTGGATAGGGCCAACAAGAATGAGTGGAGGCTGATCCTCCTTGATCTAAACCTAGACACCTCTACATACCAAGGAAGATTTGTCGTCACAATAATGAGCGCCTTGGCCGAGATGGAACGTGGAATTATTGCAGAGCGCTCAAAGGATATCCATAAAGATCGCAGAGATAGAGGTATCGTCTGGGGCGAAGATATGGGACCGAAGATGTTTATCCCACCGCAGGTAAGGGAGCAAGTTTTGACTCATAGGGGCAGGGGAATGTCTTATCAGGCAATAGCCGACACGCTGAATATTCAGGGGTTAGTTGCTTCTAGGGGTGGAACTTGGTATGGTTCAAGTGTGAAGAATGTAATAGACGCACTTACGAAAAATGAAAAGGGACTCAATGGCGAGAAAAAAGAAGCTTAGAGAAGAAGAGATAACTGGTCCAATTAAAGATTGGACAGTATCTACTGAGATTCAGATTAACGGCAGAAACGTTACCGTCGGCACAGAGATGAAAATAAAAGGTGAGCGTGGAAGATTCAGGTTCATGAAGCACGTCACTAATGCTGACGGAGTTGAGTGGATAGACGTTTGGGGGGGACCAAAAAAGTCTGAGCACACTAGGAGTTTTAGGTTGGATAGAGTGCAGAGAGTTCACTATAGGAACACTACTGACCAAGCTCTAGCGGCAGAGTATAAGGCTAAGAAGATTGCCATAAAAGCTGAACTAGAGGAGAGTAATGAAGATCAGGATTGAGACCACTAACGGAGCAGTTGTACCTATCTATGCTCAGGATGGCGACGCGGGGGCTGACCTTTGCGCCAACGAGAACGTAGAGATTAGAGCTGGAGCGCGGAAACTTGTTAAGACTGGTATAAAGATTGCCATCCCAGACGGATACGTAGGATTGATCCACCCGCGAAGTGGCCTCGCGCTGAAGCAAGGCCTAACAGTTCTAAATGCTCCTGGAACTATTGACTCTGGATATCGTGGTGATGTTGGCGTTATCCTGTACAACACTGAGTTTAGTAAGACGGCAGTAATCAGTAAGGGTGACCGAATCGCTCAGTTGGTAATCCAAAAGGTTGAAAGAGCAAAGTTTGAAATCGTAGACGCCCTTGATGATACTGACAGAGGCGAAGGTGGATTTGGCTCCACAGGAGTTAACTAAAGATGAAAGCCCTCACCGATAAAGAGAAGAAGGCCGTAAAGCTAATCTTGTCTGCTCGGCAAGTACAACGTGCGACTGAATTTAAGATTGCTCAGAAAAAGAATAGCTCTTCTTAGCCCAACGTGATTTGCTGGGTGTAGACTTAGGGAAGATGTACCAACAAAGGAGCTAAATTGTCAGATACCTCAGAGTCACAGACCACCTCAAATAAGGTAAGGACCTTTGTTTTAGACACATCTGTTCTCCTCTCTGACCCAAAGGCAATCTTTCGCTTTGCGGAACACGAAGTTGTTCTGCCCATCGTTGTGATTAATGAGCTTGAGAAAAAGCGAAACGATGGCGAGATAGGTTATCTTTCACGTAAAGCGCTTCGACTACTAGACGACCTCAGAGATGAGCACGGAAGACTGGACTTCCCTATCCCAGTTGGAGACGGTGGAACTCTACGCGTTGAGCTCGGAAACATTGAGCCTGGCATCCTTCCCGCAGGTTTTCAATTAGGAGACAATGACTCGCGGATCTTGGCCGTAGCGGCGAATCTTAAGAGCGTAGGGTATGACGTAACCTTAGTCTCCAAAGATCTTCCGATGCGAGTAAAAGCTGCATCAATTGGACTAAATGCTGAGCAGTACCTGCACGAGCTTGCCAACGAAGAGTGGCACGGTATCTCAGAGATTGCCGTCTCTGGCGCAGACATAACTAATCTCTACGACAATGGTGAACTAGCACATGAATCCATCAAGGGTATGCCCGTCAATACTGGACTAGTACTATCTTCAGAATCTGGTGGTGCACTAGGTCGAGTCACAGACAGTGGGACCATTCGTCTAGTCAAGGGTGATCGAGAAGTCTTCGGACTACATGGACGCTCTGCTGAGCAGCGACTTGCTATCGATTCGTTGTTGGATCCGGGTATGGGTATCGTCTCGCTCGGTGGAAAAGCCGGAACCGGAAAGAGCGCCTTGGCTCTATGCGCTGGGCTCGAAGCGGTCCTTGAAAGGAAAGAGCACAAGAAGATTATGGTGTTCCGACCATTGCATGCAGTTGGCGGTCAAGAGCTTGGATACCTCCCTGGAACCGAAGCCGAGAAAATGAATCCGTGGGCGCAGGCCGTTTTCGACACGCTTGGATCGCTGGTCTCTAAAGAGGTAATTGAAGAGGTCATAGCTCGTGGCATTCTTGAAGTCCTACCACTAACTCACATTCGTGGGCGCTCACTCCACGACACCTTTGTAATCGTAGATGAAGCTCAGTCGCTAGAGAAGAATGTATTGCTGACTGTTCTATCTCGTATCGGTCAAAAGTCTAGAGTGATCCTGACGCACGACGTAGCTCAGAGGGATAACCTCCGAGTGGGCCGTCATGATGGAGTCGCCTCAGTTGTTGAGAGACTAAAGGGTCAATCGATATTTAGCCACATTACTTTGATGCGCTCCGAGCGAAGCGAGATTGCTGCGCTAGTTACTGACCTTCTAGATTACTAGATGGCCAAACGCGAAATAAAAAACGCCACTATTGACTACAGCGGAGACGCTAGGGAAACTATCTTTGGATGGTGCTCCACTGGACAACATGAGGATTGTACTGTAGAGTTCCCAGGGCATACATGTGTATGCACATGTCACGGAGAGGCCTAAAGTGGATGACCATAAACCTTTAAATAATAAACTTTGGGGAGACCCTAGGATAAATGGCCTGTTTAAAAGTCTACACTTTAGACAAGCGATCTCGGAAAATTTAGATACCGAGTATCTGGCACGCCAAAGTCAGGACCTGCACACAAAATATAATGTCAACTCTGCTGGCTACAGGTCACCTGAATTTATACCCAATCCAGACATCATTGCCATTGGGTGCTCTCAGACTTTTGGTATTGGTGTACCAGACTGGGCAGTCTGGCCTAAGAGGTTAGCAGATATGACTGGGAACTCGTATGTGAACCTTGCGTACTCGGGGGCCTCGATTGAGGCGCAAACAAGATCTGCCATAGAGTACTGCACTAAGTACGGAAAGCCCAAGTATATTGTTGCGCTTTTTCCTGACCTCTATAGGATGCTTGCCCCCGTTGTCGGTGGTGGTATGAGTATCAGAGATGCTGACAGTCGTAAGAAACAGATTATGGACAAGGGGATTGTAGATATAGCAGATATAAGTTTCCCTGACCAGGTTGAGCTGCCCGTGCTCTCTAAGCGCCCCCATGGCGTGACAGATATCCTACCCGCGGAATGGCCTCTATACTTATCGCTACAAGCAATTGCCCTACTCGAAGCATACTGCGCAGCAGCTGACATACACCTCGTATTCTCTAGCTGGAATTTAGAGTCCCTACAAGTACTATCAAGAATGGGAGTCACTGGGGGACTAATTGAGGACAGGACTCAAGAGTTTAAAGATGAAAATGGTCTATATAACAGCACGTGCCATGAAGGAGGGTTCACTGAATTTGGACCTAACTGGGTGATAGGTATGGATAACTATGAAGACAAAAAACAAATTGGACATATTGGCATTCACCGACATTTAGACTATGCTGAGATGTTCGCAGACAATTTAGAGAGAGTAGTACTCAATGCCGAGAAAAACACCTGAGCTTCAAAAAGAGTTTCAACGTAACTGGATGGCGAAGCGCAGAGCTGAGTGGATCGCGTCAAAGGGTGGAGTCTGCGCTAAGTGTGGCTCTACCGATCGTATCGAGATAGACCACATAGATAGAAGTCTAAAGACTTTAAACTTCTCAAGTATATGGTCCAGAAAAGAAGAGGTTCGTATTAAAGAGCTCGCAAACGGGCAGCTACTTTGCTACAGATGTCATAAGATTAAAACTAGAAATGAGAGAATAGACCCTAATCTTCAGCATGGAACAACTGGAATGTATAAAAGAAAGTGTCGTTGCCAGATATGTAAAGATGCAAATGCTGCAAGATGCAGACGACAGAGAGCCGCTAAAGAGGAGCGTGAGGCTAGTGAGTTTAATCTATAACTACAAAACACCTGAAAAAGATGCAGCTGGACTGTGGGCCGTAATGTCGCTCAAGGATGGAATGGTCTTTGAGGGGATAGTGATCAATGAGGCACCACATGGTATCTACCTCTCTATAGGTGGAAATCAAGATAGGCTCTCCCTATTCCCTTGGCATCAAGTTTCTAGAGTTGTGTATAAAGAAGTTTGATATTCGCTGGATAGTATGATACTGTTCTTTCTATGAAGAATACATCAGCATTTCTAGTAACAGCCCTAATACTTTCTGGATGCACCAGTGGTGCAGTAATTCAGACAAGCCCTCCGGTGGAAGAGACGAGTTCGTCATCTCCAGTAGAGAGCGCCAGCCCTAGTCAATCTTCGACCTCTACTCCAGAGTCTGATGCCCCTATTGTAGAAGAAACCTTGTCGACTACACCTACACCTGTCGACACTGCGACTAGTGGGCCAGTCCCGACTCCTACCAGTACAAAACCGCCCACCGGGGCAGACGTCCCTATTGTGAGAGAACCGCTACCTCAGCTGATACTGAGCTCCAATTCGATGAACCCCGATATCTGTAAGCTCAAAGAAAACAGTGGGCCACGCAATAAGTACGGATCTTCTGTTGCGACCAGCTTCCCTCTGGGAGCTACGACCTCTAAGACTGGTCCACGGACCGGGGTCTTCAATGTGGCGCTAGTGTTCATAGAGTGGGGTGACCTTAGGGGAACCGATGCTGACTACGAATACTGGACAAATCAAGTAGAAAAATTTGAAGACTTCTATTGGATGGTTTCCGAAGGGAAGCTAAATGTAGAAGTACATCAAGAAAAGAAGTGGTTCACGGTCGCTGACAGTTATAAGCCTTACATCACAAGTAACGACTTCTCTGGTGGGGACTGGAGGTCGACTCCTACTTTGCAGCCAAAACTTGATGACTTTGTTAGTGCTACTGACGCTGGTGTGGACTACTCCGGCATAGACATGATTATTTACGCGATACCCAGGGCTGAAGAGGTCTTTGAAACCGGCCCCCATGATTTTGGAACGAACCCTGGAACGGTCGCTAATACCCAAGAAGGAAAGATATACAACTGGATAGCTCCTGGAAGCTGGTTTATAGACAACCCAGGTCAGCCTAGTTGGGTATTCATGGCCCATGAGTTTGGGCACGTACTGGGATGGGCAGATTTCAGGGACTGGCTAGAGCAGGGTAAGCAGCCAAACAACTATCAAGCATATATTGTGAATCCCATGCATGGTTTTGAAATCATGGACAACCAAGGTGGACCTATCAGAACTATCGTGTCTTGGCTTCGATGGCTACAGGGCTGGCTCACAGATGATCAAATAACTTGCATCGATGGCGGTGCCGTTAAAGATGAACTGTATAAAGTCACACAGTTGAACAAGATCAACGGCACAGTGGAAGCGCTGGTAATAAAAACCAGTGCCACAACTGCACTAGTTGTTGAGTCCAGGAGATGGGACTCTAGATTTGATGTCCCAGTCGTGCACTCTAAGGATGGCGTGATCATCTACACAGTCGATTCTACGCTTGGCAACCATGAGGGCCCTCTAAAGCTACTAAGCCCCAGGGACATAACTAAATACCTAAAAGAGACCACAACTTACCCAGACTGGAGAACGTTAGACGCCGTGTTCTATGAGGGTGACTCTATTACGGTAGACGGGCTGACTATAAAGCTAGAACGAATGGACAGTGCTGGAGACATAATTAGGGTAAGTCGCTAGGTTGGTAGAATAGATATATGAAATTCCTACCTGCATACGCTGCATATCAAGACTCTAAACTATTTCTTGACTACTTAGAGGCTAATGGGTCAACGAAAGTTAACGAAGCATCGTCTGAGGCCCCGGCAGAGTCACCAGTTAACGAAAGACTTGGTGGCTTCGCTAAGGGTATTAGGGAATTCCATGGTAACCGCGCTCACAGTTACTCTATAGACAAGCATCAATATAAGCACACGTTGAGCCTTGACAGCTTTGAATACATCTCGGCTGGGGAGGACCTAGTAATACCCCCTACCACAGCATGGGTGGGGATTATCTATCTAGACACCCTGGGAGAAGAGTACCAAGGACTGCCTGACATTTTTGGAGACCTAGAGATCTCGCCGGGGGCTGGCGATGTAATGGTGTTTCCCGCAGACGTAGAGAAGTTCTTTGGCGGAGCTGCTAGAAAGTTTGCCATGTACTGGAAGGCAGACTAGTGCACTTTCCTCCAGTGCTAATTGAAGATGCCTTCACCAACGAAGAGCAGCAAGCTCTTGCAGACGTAGTTCACGTCGAGTACGTTCCTTTCAGGGACGAGAGAAACAATAGGGACTTAGCGAAATTCAAAGCACTAAAAGAGTTCAGCGAAAAGCTAGAACCCCTGGCAAGAAAGATCTTTAACGACCCTACGCTCAAAAGTACCTACAGAGTGTACATCGACTACAACGATGAGGACTCGACTCTTAATATGCATAAAGACCAAAACGCTTGTGTGTACACCATAGACTACTGCGTCTCTGCGGAAACTGATTGGCCACTTATAGTCGAAGGTGAAGAGTACAGCTTTAAGCCTGGACAGGCGCTAGCATTTATGGGAGGCGAAGACCTCCACGGCAGAAACCCCAAAGGCGCGGGCCGCGTCGAGAACATAATGTTCCACTTCTGCCCCGAGGATCATTGGTGGTTCACGGAAGGACCTGACCACATAGAAGTTTTGAAGGAAGCTGGAAAGCTAACTATTTACTAGTAGAGTCCCCGCGTGTGAGCTCTCCAGTAAGAGGGTGGAAACTTTGCCATCATTGTCTCTACCTCTTCAGTGTTCTGATATAGGAGTAGGTAGTGATTGCAAGCATCGACGTCCTCAGGCATTCCATCATGGGTACGACATATTGGTGAAGAGTTCCAGCTCCTAGACAAGCCGTATTCAATCCACTCATCGAATGACATCTCTTCTCTACCGGGTTCTGCTTCCATGTTAGAATTCTATCGTGTATAAGCCTGAGCTAATTAAGAACCTCTTCAGTCAAGAAGACATTGATAGATTGAGGGCAGAGATCCTAGATGGATCTGAGCTGAAGCGTGACGACTACGATGAAGTCTGTAATCGGTCAGTCATAGAGCACCATCTCTTAGACTCTTACTTTAGCCGTAAAGCTCTAGATGATGTAAGAAGAATCTACGAGGATGAATCCATAGAGCCCACCATATGCATCTACTCTAAATATGATAGCCCCGACTCTTTTCTGCCTGAACACGTGGACAGGAACGCCTGCGAGTTCAACATCTCTTATGTAGTATCTCAGCAGGAGCCTTGGCCTATAATCATAAACGGCACTAAGTACTATCTAGAAGTGGGAGACGCCATTACTTATCATGGCACCAACTCTCGACACAGTAGGGGAGAGCTTCAAGAAACTAGCAATACTGAAGTAGAGATGTTAATATTCCACTACGTCTCCGGCTCCCATTGGTTCTTTAACCACTGCGACGACTTCTACCCGGACAGTGAGCTGTAATGCAAATAGCAATGCTTGGGTTTGGTAAAGTCTGCAGAAGTGTCACCAACAAGATAAAAGAGTTCCCAGAGTTTGGGAGAGGTGGCAAAGTTCAGATCTATGCTATTCACACTAAGCGTCACTCATTAAGTTATGGACCTGACCTTGCCGTTGAGATTCCCGACCCACATGATGATGGGCTTAGGACTTACAAAGATGGGTACCAAGCTACAGATAATTACTACACATCCGTCACTAACTATGAGGACTGGATATTGGGTGAGCTAGCAAAGGGTGCAATAGACACCGTAATCAACTGCATCCCGTACAGTGACGACTCTCTTCAGATGTTACACAGGTTCTTGGACGCAGCTCCCGAGCACACGAAGTTCTACCTGATAGGTAAGCCGGAACAGAGTGAGCAGGAACTTTTAATATCTGAGGTTGCTGAGCTGAAGAGCTTGCGTATAGCTTTTGTGGAAGATGAAACTAATAGCGTGGACGGGATCTCCGAAGTACTAGTAAATGAGCTGCGAAAAGATTTGAATGGTGGGCTGCCCTGGGAGAAAGTAATCCGTAGTGAAAAGTTCTGGGAAGACGCAGAACAAAAGTACGAAGCCGCACGGCACCAGATGGCTGCGCTACACGTCATGAAAAGAACGGAAGCTGTAGCAGAACGACTAAGTGAGATGCCCGCCGGCAGAACTTCGAATGGAGCTTGTAACATATCTAGTCCTATAACTGAAGCAGACCTAGAGTCTATACAGAGATTTGTAGTGAACGGTGAGGGATCCTTTGAGCGCAATGAGTGGTATGACACCGATAGGAAGTGTCTTGTCGTGGAGCATGAGATGCTTAATTGGTTTTTTGGCCCCTTCTGCTTTGAGGATGCGGCCACGCAAGAGTTTCTGGAGCCTCTGCTGAGAACCACTAGTGCTAGGTACTACAAGTATGACTCTGCGGATAGCTATGTTGAAGCGCACGTTGAAGCGCCTTCGTGTGGTTACGTTATAGATTACGTCATTTCTGGGGACATGCCTTGGCATCTCAATGTTTCAGGTGCGCCTCCCCAGGGTGTAGGAGTGCTAGAGGGAGTAGCTTACAAGTCTGGGCTAACAAGTAGAGCCCCTCTTGGGGTTGCGACAAGTCCTGTAGAATTGCTGGTAATACATTTTGCTAAAACAGTAAACGGGAAAGTACCTAACTGTACGTGCTATCAGGAGGATAAATAATGTTAATGAGTATTCTAGTACTTGGCTATGGACCCGCTGCCCAGGAGTTTGTCAAAGGCATTAAGGCGAGTAAGTTCTACAAAACTACAGACTTAGACGTCGACAAGGCTAGGATACATGTTGTCCAAGTAGAAGACAATAGTGACCCGAAATACTCTGACCTCACTACGGTTCATGAAATGGCAGATGGAAATGTCTTGAGGGTGATAAAAGATGGCACCGAACTAACCCCTAATGAAACACCGTTTGGTGATGACGTGTACTGGCTACTAGAATCAGACGGTCACGACACTGTAGTAGAACTTGAAGAAGGCGACACAAAATGGCTTGAAGAGCTTCTGCCAAAGTTGGCAAAACGTGGATATAGCATCCACCTAACTAACCCAGATTTGGTATTGAAGATGCAGGCCAAGCTTGAGGAGGCCACCGCAGCGGGTGCTACTGAGACTGGCAGGCGTACTTCGCTAGTAACTCACAGTGTCTCTACGGTGCTGCCTAACATCCAAGATCTATTGCTCGATATTTGGCAGTCAAAAAGGCAAGCAACCTCGGTTTCGGCGGCTGATGAAATAGCAATCTCTAAAGAAGGCGAGCCTTGTGGCACCGAAGACTCAGTTCCTTGGAATAATCTGTAAACCTGTAGTAGGATAGCACCATGAGTATAAATGATTGGGACTACGTATCCGAAGGTGTGACTGAAGAGGATCTTGGGATCTTCACGCTAAGCCTATCCAAGGTCTTAGATAAAAAGGGTGAAGCATACCGTGCGATAGACGCGCTTATTGACTCGGCTGGGGAATCCTGGTTTGAGATGGGAGAGAACCTGGAAAGAAAGAGGGTTCTAGATATACTTGACACTTTTGAGCATACCCTGGTAGACTCTGAAGAAGACGCTAAAATGGCGCTACACGTTCTTAGAGAAATGATTTCCAATGCTACGCAAGAAACCGCCGAAGGAACCGAAGGTTACATACCTTCCTAGACCTGCCCGCTCTTATAGGCCTGAATCTTGTCCGGGCCACAAATTTCTTACAGAGACTGAAGGTCTAGTCGATATGGCACTGTCCTATGAAGTTAATGATAATTCAGTGTGCTTTAATTGTGGGTTTTACTTTTCGACGTGGGTGTGGTACTCTAATAAAATAACAACAACGTACAGAAAGGGTATTGATAATGAGGCCGGACAGGTTATTACGTTTCTTGCAAATCAAATTGCAAAAATTGATGATGAAATCCCAGCGGGCTGGGGAGACCATCTTCTGGGCAAACTACGAGATAGAAGAAAGAAGCAAAAAAATAATGACAGATACTAATCACGAATACACTATGGAACAGATTGCAGATATCTACTCTAAGCTGGAGGTCTCAAAACTTCTAATAAGTATGGGCACAGATATCGCCAAGCAAGTTGAAACTGACATTAAATTCTATAGGATGACTAATGACTCAGATAAATAGGACTAAGGGCCCTCTGGTATCAATCAGTGATGCTGCAAAGATGGGAGGTATCAGTCAAGAAACTATAAGAAAATACGTCAAGCAAGGCATACTGGAGACAGAATTTGACGGAGGGATGATCTACTATCGTGAACTACTTAAGGCATCCTGGGAGACAAAACAACGCCACATGACTAGTAATGCTGGTGACAATAATTACAGGAGGCAACAAAATGATGTCTGAGTGTGAGCTACACGACTGGGCATTCGGTACAGATGACGATATAGGATGCCCCGTATGTTACGGAATCTCTATAGAGCGTAAACGGATTATTGATCTAATGTATGTGAAAGCTGCTAATCGTAATATCTTTGAGGCCCTAGAGCATCCGTACTCTGCGAAAGAGCTAGAGGATATGATCAGGGAGGGACAAGATGACTGAGCCAAACGAATACCTAGGCTCACTTGATCCGGATGAGTTCCAGGCGGAGGAAGATTTCTTAAACAACCACTGGGCCAACGACATGCTAGATGCACCTCACGCTTTGATTGCGGTTAT